GTCTATTCTGGCAGGAGCATCCAAGTCAATCTCTGTTGTCGGTCAAACATCCAACAACATCAGCACGCAGGTATTCAAGAAGGGTAGCGAGAACGGTGCCTTTAGCATCGTGGCGTGGTTTGAACCCACAGTATTCACAGTTGGCACTCTTTCAATTCTTTCACACTCCGGTATCTACGACGGCCTGATATTCGATGGTGACAACATAAAGTTCCGAATCAAGTCTTCACTGGGAAACTTCCTAGAGGCATCATGGCCGATCCCTGACAGACCAGAAGCATACATGGTCGTCGGTGTCTACACAAACCAGAAGATTCAACTCTTTATCAACGGGCTGGTCATGGCCGAGGCGGATGTCACCGCTGAATTCAGGACTTGGGCCACCGAGCCAAATGCTAACCTTTATCTAGGACAGGCTTCTTCAACTACTTATAGAGCAGTGGCCGATGGTTTGGCCACTTTTGCATACGCTCTCTCTCCCAACCAGATTATGGAGATGTTCTTGGATGGAAGAGATGTCATTCAGACTATAGATGCTGTCGGAGCATTCGGTGGATCATATTGGACCGGAACCGAGAGAAAGATTTCACTTCAGAGAGTCTGGTCGGGAGAAGAGTGGACGGATGGCGTCCTTACCAATGCATCTGCAACTGATGAGACACTGAAGCCACAGAACGACTACACCACCGGTTTGTCCATGGCTGGAACATGGCGTGGAGTGCTGGAACTGGGCGCTACGGAATTGGTTTCAGCCGGTGGGGTAAGACTGGAGTGGGAAGGTGACGGATCATTTACAGTAGCCACCTCTGTGGACAATGGAGGCGTCTGGACCACGGCAGTCAACGGCAGGAACATCGTCAACACGTTCGGAATGAATATGACGACCACACCGATCATGGATATCAGGATCACCTTCGCCGGTGGTCTGGCAAACGACATCTCTGTAGTCAGGAGCCTAACGGCCACGGCATTCACCGACGCGCTACTGACTGGCGCTGACACATCAAGAACCATTACTCTCACAAACAACGTGACTACTGCACTGGAGTACAGTGAGCCTATTGAGAAGAATGTGTCAACTGGTATTGACTTCTATGGCGGCACTGCCTCTATCAGCGCAGACACGATGGGCATAACGAGAAACATAGCCACATCCCACCACTTGGTAAAGCAGCGCGGTGTTACCACGGGAACTGGTGGCTACATCTTTGACAACCGCACCGGTGGAGGCACAGCCTTCATGTGGACACCAGTAGCAACAGGATTCCTCACGTGGGCAGGACTATCTGCGGTATATGTCAACGGAGTGTTGACAACATCAGGAACATATACGATGAGGCTGAACGAGCATGTTGACATCATCGCTGTATACACTACGCCTTTCAATACACCACTGGTTTTGGGCGGTGGAAACTTCGATGGTCAGCAGTCCCTCGTATCCATATATCCTACCGCTCTGACCGCTGCACAGGCAGCAAGCCTCTATCAGGCATTCGGTAAGGTTCCAAGCGGAAGAATCGATGATTCCGGTGTAATCCAGATGGCTGAACCAGCCACTCCTGTCGCCGCATATGCCTATAACTGGGAAGCACCCGGCGCATAATGTCCAAGCGCTGTCCAACTTTGTCCCAGTAATCGCTTCAATGGTACAATTTGGTTTATGAACAAGAGAACCAGAGTAGTTGAAGAGATTGCCTACGGCGTCTACGTTTGGGAGATGCCCGATGGCCGTTGGGTAGGAGATGATGAAGGTCACTACCTTACCTTGACATGCAAGAAGGGTGACATGACAAAGATCATGCCATACGTCAATCTAGTCAAGATGTTCATCAAGGAATCAGGGTTCGAAATCGCCGGGGGACTAAAGTTCATCTCGGGGTCTCGTCCTATTTCTGATGAAGAGTATGAGGAGCAGATGCTCCGTGCCCGTGCGGGTCTAGTCCCAGACAAGTACGACCTCGCGGCACTTCATGAGGAAAGGAAGTATTCGAAGCGAAATGACTGAAAGGATGCTAAAGCCTGCCGAGGATGAAAGCGGCGGTGAAATGATTGACGACGACTACGAAGACAGAAGGGTTAGAGTAGGTCGTTCCATTGAGCGTACCCTTGTTGTAGGAGAAAAGGACCCGTTCAAGAAGGAAGCGGGAGAGTTCAGAACTCTTACAGGTCTGTCAGCGACGACGAAGAAGAGAGCGTCACGATTTGAAAAGTCTCACCAAGGCAAGGGAGGTGCCGAATCAACCAAGCAAGAAGGTCTGAAGTATATGACCGGGTACGATGTACTCGGAGTCGTAGAACCTCCACTAAACTTGTCATACCTCGCCAAGTTGTACGAGGCATCATATGCCCACTATGCGGCGGTGAATGCAAAGACGGCTAACATTGTCGGTCTTGGCTTTGACTTCATCGAGTCTTCTAAGTCGAAGGAAAAGATGGACGACATAGAGTCTGAGGAAGAGAAGACAAAGGTTGCAAAGAAGTTGCGTCGTTGGAGACAGAACCTTTTCGACTGGCTGGACGACTGCCACGAAGAAGACGAGTTCATGGAGACAATGCGCAAGGTGTATATCGACTATGAGGTAACCGGAAATGGTTACTTTGAAATCGGTAGGTCCAAGGATGGGTCGGTGGGTTACATCGGTCACATTCCTGCTGTAAGCATGAGGATTCGCCAGAAGAGAGACGGTTTCGTTCAGATCAGTTCTGACAAGGCTGTCTTCTTCAAGCATTTCGGCAGTAACACACCGGACCCAATCGGGGACGGTACTCCGAATGAGGTAATCCATATCAAGAAGTACAGCCCAACCAGTTCATTCTACGGTATTCCCGACATCGTTGCTGCCACCCAAGCAGTGGCCGGTATCGAGTTTGCCTCACGATTCAACCTTGACTACTTTGAGAACAAGGCAGTTCCAAGGTACGTCATCGTTATCAAGGGTGGAAAGTTGGACAGCAACTCTGCCAGTTCAATTGTTGACTTCTTTGAAACTGGTCTGCGCGGTAAGAATCACAGGACACTGTTCGTGCCTCTGCCAGCAGACGAGCCAGACAGAAAGTCATCGTTTGAGATGAACCCGGTAGAGGCCGGTACGCAGGACGCATCGTTCGTCAACTACAACAAGATCAACCTACAGGGTATCTTCATGGCGCACCGCGTTCCCATGGGAAAGACAGGTTACATCGAAGGATCAGCATTGGCAGCATCGAGAGATGCTGACAAGACCTTCAAGGAGTCTGTATGTCGCCCAGAACAGGGTGTACTGGAAAAGAAGTTCGGCAGGGTGGTCAAGGAGCGCACCGACGCGTTCTATTTCAAGTTGACTGAGTTGACGCTGACTGACGAAGACACGCAGAGCAAGATCGATGAGCGTGACATTCGCAACCAGATCAAGGTTCCTAACGAGGTGCGCGCCCGCAAGGGTATGTCATCACTTAAGGGTGGAGACACAATCGTGGACTTCAAGGCTCAGGCTTCTGAGAATGGCACCAAGGCCAGCGGTGGCCGTGCTCGTGACAGAGCGCGTAGCGCCAATGCAACAGATAGCGCCGGTAACGGCAGAAACACTAAGGGAGAGGGCAGAACTACGGCATAATGTATAGCAGGCTAAAGGCTTCCATGATGAAGCCTATCAACACATCAGCAGTAATCATATTGGGTTTGTTCACCACAAGTTGGGGCGTGTGGGTAGCCAATCCTTTCTGGAATGTGTTTGGTACAGCCGCTGTCTACTCATATATGGAGTCTCTGGCACCTGAATGGTTCTGGGGAGTCGTGGCGATAGTCGCCGGTGTTGTGATCACATGGGGAGTCATAAGAAACTCCTACAGGTCACTGCTACTAGGGTCATGGATTGGGTTCATCCACTGGATGCTCATATCTGGACTCTACTTTGCAGGGGACTGGCACAACACCGGTGGCCTCACCGTTCTCGCGTTTGCACTGTATTCTGCCTACATTCACGCCAACCTAAAGATTAACCGTCGTAAGGTTGATCAAGATGAATTTGGCGTTGAGAAATAATGAATGGTATTATTCAACCATGAAGATAGAAAAGGCCCAGTGGACCACAGACGCCAAGCACGTCCGTCTGTCCATGCCGCTCACCAAGGTAGACGAGCAGCGTAGAACTGTTACCGGTTTCGCTTCCCTTGACAACATCGACTCCCACGATGACATCGTGGTCGCAGACGCATCTGTCAGGGCATTCACTCGTTTCCGTGGAAACATCCGTGAGATGCACCAGCCCATTGCCGTTGGCAAGATGGTGGATTTCCAAGAGGGAGAGTTCTACGACGCCAAGGCAGGTAAGACCTTCAGGGGAGTTATTGTCACGGCCAGAGTATCGAAGGGTGCTCAGGACACGTGGGAGAAGGTTCTTGACGGAACACTCAGCGGCTTTTCAATCGGCGGTGAAATCCTAGAGTCTGACACAGAGTTCAGCAAGGATGCCAACAAGCCAGTTCGCCGCATTACAGACTATGAACTAGTAGAACTTTCACTAGTTGACAACCCGGCCAACCAGTTGGCCAACATCCTCTCAATCGAAAAGGTTGCAGAGGGTTCGGTGATGAAGGGTGAGATTGCTACGCTCTCCAGCGCCACAGCATTCTACTGCTACACCGACGAACTTTCAAAGGTTTCCACTCATGAATCAGAACTTTGCCCAAACTGTGGCAACGACATGGTTGACATCGGGTGGTTTGAGTACGACGGAGAGGCTGAGAAGAATGAGAAGTTGACCTCCGTTGTGCAGAAGTATCTTGCTTCAACAAACAACACGCAGGAAACTGCAACTAACGAAGGAGGTGTTGACGTGGCAGAAGGTACAGTAGAAAAGAATGCAAGACCAGACGAGGCCGGTGATATTACAGAATCCGGAGAGGCTGGTGTTGTAGCACCTGAACTAGCATCATCTGTAGATTCAGAAACAACTGATCTGGAAAACGCTCCAGAAGAAGTATCTGAAGTTGAGGATGTCGATGCAGAGGCTACTGAGGACGTTTCCGAAGTTGACGACGCAGAGGATGACCTGACAAAGATGTTCAATGGGTTCAAGGAGCAGATCGAGAACTTGCTGAAGGGCAATGTAAGCGATTTGAACGAGTCTGTTAATGAACTAGGTGAGAAGTTTGAGGAGTTCACCAAGAGCGCGGAACTAAAGATTACCGCGCTTGAGGCAGAGCACAAGAACCTAGAAACAAAGTTTGCACACGTTGCAGAGGGCGTAGAGAATGTGGAAAAGTCTCTCAAGACCCTTAGCAAGGATGGTGCTGTAAGAAAGTCCAACGACCTTGGCGGGTCTGAGGAGGAGCCAGAAGATTTCGAGAAGAACCAGTCTGGCAATTTGTGGGGAGGACACTTCCTCGGTATTGATTCCCTACGATGAAATCATTCAAAGGAAAAGAGAGGTGAAACAAAAACTATGAGTAATGAACTACTACAGAAGGTAATTGCAACTACGTCTCTCGGCACTGAGCCGGGTAAGGGCGATGGTTTGCTATCACCAGAACAGTCTAACCGTTTTATTGACTACATGTGGGATGCAACCGTACTAGCAGGACAGGTACGTACCATCAAGATGAAGTCTGACACGGCTGAGGTTGACAGAATCGCTGTTGGTACTCGACTTCTACGTGGTGCAACTGAAGCAGTTGACGACGGCCTACCAGCCGGTGTCGCATTCGCTAAGATTGCTATGACCACTGCCAAGTTGCGTATGGACTGGGAACTATCCACCGAAGCACTTGAAGACGGTTTGGAGGGTGATGCTCTTGAAGACCACGTAGCCCGTCTAATGACGACTCAGGCTGCACAGGACTTGGAGGATTTCGCAATCAATGGAGACATTGACATTACCGATGACCCGCTACTAAGCAAGGGTGACGGTTGGTCAAAGCGAGCAAACCGCCTAGGTCACGTTGTTGACCACGCAGGAGGTGCAGCAGACCGTTCCGTTTGGCACAAGGCTCTAAAGGCACTGCCACGTAAGTACCGTAACCGCAACGGATTGAAGTTCTTCGCTGGAACTGGTGTGATTCAGGACTACCTGTTCTCTATCCAGCAGACAGACGCTAACTTCATTACGCCTGAGGCTATGGCTGCTGCCGGTATCAATCAGGCTGTGACCCCATCGGGTCCAGCAGGATTCATCACGGGTAACGCATTCGGTACTCCTATTCAGGAGGTTCCTCTGTTCGATCAGAACAAGACCGGTGACTACTCTGGTGCTTCAGGCAACCAGCACAGCGATGTGTGGCTGACGTACCCAGACAACCTACTTTGGGGTGTAAAGCGAGAGATTCAGGTCTACCGCGAGTTCAAGCCAAAGAAGGACACCGTGGAATACACCGTATACACACGTGTCGGCATGCAGGTCGAGAACCCTGACGCATTCGTTGTTGTAAAGAATGTGAAGGAATCTTCTTGATCCTAGCGATCAGGTAACACTTTAAACAGGCAGGGACTGCAAGGTCCCTGCCTGTTTGCTGTCTGAAACCGTTACGGTGCTATAATGAAGACAGCAATCGAAAGGAGAACCAAATGGCGTTCAAGCAACTAAACAAGGACTTGCTTCTTGATGTCGCCCGATACTTCAGTGTTGAGGTACCGGAGCATGCAAACAAGGCACAGATTTGTGCTGCATTTGCATCAGCAGAGCCACCAGTTACATGGGAAATGTACAAGCAGTCATTCCCAGACGTAG